GGACTATCGGCTGATCGACCCCAGCGCGCCCGATCACCCCGGCTCGAAGATCAATCTCGCCGTCGACGAGGTCGTGCGCATCCACCAGAAGTGGGCCGAGGACAAGGGCACGCAGCTCATCTTCTGCGACCTGTCGGTGCCCTCTTCCTCGCGCTCGAAGGTGGTCAAGCAGGCACAGGAGCAGTCTCAGAAAGCAGAAGAGGCCGACGAGGCGCAGGCCGATGAAGCCCCGCCGCAGGAAGAGCAGGAATCGATCAGCCTGGATCAGCTGCTCGCCACACAGAGCAAGTTCAGCGTCTACGACGACATCAAGCAGAAGCTCATCGGCCGCGGCATCCCCGAGCGCGAGATCGCCTTTATCCACGACTACGACACCGCCGAGAAGAAGAACAAACTGTTCAAGGAGGTGCGAGAGGGCCGGGTGCGCGTGGTGCTGGGCTCGACCGAGAAGATGGGCGCGGGCATGAACGTGCAAGACCGTCTGGTGGCACTGCACCACCTGGATGCCCCTTGGCGCCCCTCGGACCTGGAGCAGCGCGAGGGCCGCATTATCCGTCAGGGCAACAAGCTCTACGAGCGCGACCCCGAAGGCTTCGAAGTCGAGATCCTGCGCTATGCCACCAAGCAGACCTACGACACGCGGATGTGGCAGATCATCGAGCACAAGGCGCGCGGGGTCGAGCAGTTGCGCCACGCCGACACCAATGCGCGCACGGTGGACGATGTCTCGGGGGAGGCGGCCAACTCGGCCGACATGAAGGCGGCGGCCTCGGGCAATCCGCTGATCCTCGAGGAGATCAAACTGCGCACCCAGATCCAGTCGCTGGAGGCGCAGGAGGTCAACCACAACCGGGCGCAGTTCGACCTGCAGAACAAGGAGAAGTGGCTGCAGGCTGCCCCGCAGCGCTTCGAGGCGGAGGTGGAGAAGATGCGCCCCTGGATCGCTGCGCGCGATGCAGGCTCGGGCGAGGAGTTCCGCGCCGAGATCGAGGGCAAGAGCTACGAAAAGCGCGCCGATGCCAACGCCCCGCTCCTGGCCGCGGTGGAGAAGGCCATCAAGTCGGGCTCGGTCAAGCCTGCCGTGGTGGGCACATTCCGCGGCGTGCAGTTTGGCTTTGCGGTGGAGAAGGCCGGCGGTGGCTCCCTGCTGGTCGGCGGGGCCACGCTCAACGGCGTAGCCTGGCGCCACCTGGGCGCGTGGGGGCCGCAGGACAATTTCAGCGCGAGCGGGGTCTTCCAGCGCATCAGCAACTTCCTCGACGGGATCGAGGACGGGCTCAAGGGCGACAAGGCCAGGATGGAAGAGGACTTAGCCGAGCTCAAGCGCGTGCGCGAGGAACTGGGCAAGCCGTTCGTCAAGCGCGGGGAGCTTGATGAGGTGCGAGGCAAGCACCGCGAGATCGTGCGCAAACTGCAGGACTCCGGCGGCGCGGTGGCGCTCACCGACGAGATGAAGAAGGAACTGCGCGAGGTGCTCGGCCAGCGCGGGATCGACTCCCCGGCGTTCATGGCAGCACCTATGGACCGACGCGCACCTGGCGTCCCGACTGGGGGCATGGCGCGCGATGTGCTGTGGAAGTCGCTCGAGCCTGTCATCGGCGGCTGGCAGAACGGCCCGCGCGCGGTCGAGGTGATCCAGTCCTACGAGGAACTGCCCCCCGCGCTGTATCGGGATGCCAAGGCTGCAGGGGCCATCGGCCCGGACTCGAAACTGCACGGGGTCTACAACCCGGCCGATCGCACGGTCTACCTGATCGCCGACACCATCCACAGCAGCGCCTTCGGCCAGTTCGTGCTGTTGCACGAGACGCTGGGCCACTTCGGGCTGCGCTCGATCCTGGGCAAGCGCTACGCCAGCGCGATGAAGGCGATCTACGACCGCAACGCAAACGTGCGCAAGGCCGCCGACGCCCAGATGGAGGAGTTCGGCTACAACCTGGAACTGGCGGTCGAGGAGGTGCTGGCCGACATGGCGGCCTCCGGCAAGCCGTCCTGGGGCTGGAAGCAGATTTTGGCCGGGGTCCTGGACTGGGTTCGCGCGCAGGGCTGGAACGATCTGGCGAACATGATCGAGAAGTTGACCGATGCGGAGGCCCTGCGGCTGGTGGGGCAGGCGCGAGCGTTCGTGGAGAAGGGCGAGCGGCCGCACTTCTACCGCCAGGAGCAGGTGCCGGCGTTCGCGCGCAAGGATGGAGGGGCATTCAGCCGGTCGCAGACGAAGACACCAGAGTTCCGCAAGTGGTTTGCGGGGAGCAAGGTGGTGGACGCGAACGGCGAGCCGCTGGTGGTGTATCACGGTACTCGATCCGACTTCGCCGTCTTTGATCCTGCGCGGACCGGAGAAGCTACCGACGAGGGGTGGTTCGGGGAGGGGATCTATCTCACCCCCAGCCCGGACGAAGCTGGGGGCTACGCAACCATCAATCATCGCGAAGGGTCATCTCCGAAGCCGCAAGGGCAGGTGCTTCCGCTATTCGTGCGCGCACTCAAGCCATACCGGACGAAAGAGATGAGCCTGGACGCCGATGTGGTTGCTCGCATTCGAGCGGCGGGGCATGACGCGATCTTCCGCGTAGACAGGGTAGAGGACGCCGTCCCTCAGGAGATCGTCGTCTTCTCGCCCGAGCAGATCAAGTCCGCCATCGGCAACAGCGGCGCGTTCGATCCGAACAACCCAGATATCCGGTTCATGCGCTCCACCCGCCGCCCCTGGATGGAGTCCATGCCGGCGGCCACGCAGGAGGCGCTTCGCAAAGCTGGGGCCTGGCGGGAGGATCCAACCCTCGCCGAGCGCTTCAACGAGTGGCGCAAGGACTGGAAGAAGCGCTTCCAGCAGGGGCTGTTCGACCAGTTCGCCCCGATTAAGGAACTGTCCTACAAGGCTTACATGCAGTTGCGCCTTACCCGAGGCGCGGATGCCACGCTCGAGGCAATGCTTGCCTACGGCACCATCGAGATGGACAACGACGGGGCGATCGACGTCAAGTACGAGAAGGGCGGGTTCTTCGGCGTGCTGTCCAAGCTCGAGGACGAGCACGATCGCTTCATCGCCTGGGTGGTCGGGAACCGCGCCGAGCGGCTGAAGAAAGAGGGCCGCGAGAACAACTTCACCGACGAGGACATCCGACGGCTCAAGGGGCTCATTCAGGGGAACCTGCCCAGCGGCAAGCCCCGGCTGCAGGCCTATGGTGAAGCCTTGAAGCAGCTCAATCGCTACAACAAGTCCGTGATGGACATCGCCGAGAAGGCCGGGCTCATCGATCCCGCTTCTCGTAAGTTCTGGGAAAAAGACTTCTACGTGCCCTTCTACCGGGTGATGGACGAGGCGGGCAACAGCAACGCCCCGCGCAACTTCGGCGGCGCGGTGAACCAGTACGCCTTCAAGGTGCTCAAGGGCGGGGCGAAGGAACTCGGCGACCCGCTGCACAACATGCTGCTCAACTGGTCGCACCTGATCGATGCGAGCCTGAAGAACCAGGCCGCGCGCGAGGCGCTGAAAGAGGCGGAGAAGCAGGGCATTGCCATCGAGGCGGACGAGGCCACCGCGCGCCAGATCGCCAAGGCGATGGGCAAGGGCGAGGCGGTGGTCTCGGTGGTCGATCAGGGCGTGCGCCGCTGGTTCTTGGTCGATGATCCGCTGGTGCTCGACGCGCTGCGGGCGATCGGCTTCTCGGGCTTCCAGTTCCAGCCCCTGAAGCTCATGGGCAAGTTCAAGCGTCTGCTGACTTTCGGCGTGACCATCGACCCGACGTTCCGGATCCGCAACCTGATCCGCGATTCGCTCTCGATGATCGGAACGAACCAGGCCAACTACAACGTGCTGTCGAACCTCATCACCGGCTGGAAGGCCACCCGGGAGGGGGAGGAGGCGATGGGGCACCTGCTCGCCGGCGGTGGGCTGATTCGCTTTGGCAGCCTCACCGAAGGCGATCGGGCCGAGCACGCCAAGAAGCTCATCCAGGCGGGCATCGAGGACAAGACGGTGCTCGACTCGCAAACCAAGGTCGGCGCGGCGCTGCAGAAAGCCTACGACTGGTGGATGCACGTGGGCGATCGTGCCGAGAACGTCAACCGGGCGGCGCTGTATCAGAAGCTGCGCGACGAAGGGATGTCGCACCTCGAGGCGTCCTACCTCACCCGGGATGTGATGGACTTTTCCCTCATGGGCACCTGGGGGGCGATCCGCTTCCTGGCCCAAGTCGTGCCGTTCTTCAACGCCCGGATGCAGGGCATGTATAAGCTCGGCCGAGGGGCAGCGGAGGATCCGCGCCGCTTTGCCGCGGTCACCGGGGCGGTGGCGCTGGCCTCGGTGGCGCTGCTGCTGGCCTACAAGGACGACGAGGACTGGAAAAAGCGCGAGGACTGGGACCGGGAGACCTACTGGTGGTTCAAGGTCGGGGATACCGCCTACCGCATCCCCAAGCCCTTCGAGATCGGGGTGCTCGCCTCCATCGTCGAGCGCGGGACCGAGGCACTTCTGACCGACGAGCTCACCGGCGAGCAGTTCGCCAAGCGCCTGGGGGCCATGCTGCACAGCCAGTTGTCGATCAACCCTATCCCGCAGATGTTCCAGCCGGCCATCGAACTGTGGGCCAACAAGGACTTCTTTACCGACCGGCCTGTCGAGTCGGCCGGCATGCAGCGCCTGTCTCCCAAGGAGCGCATCGGGCCGAACACCTCCGTGGTGGCGCAGGTGCTGGGCAAGAACGACGTGGTCTCCCCGGTGCAGATCGATCATCTGATTCAGGGGTATCTGGGCTGGCTCGGGCTGGCGGTCACCTCCACGGTGGATACCTTCGCCCGGGAGATGCCCCTGGGGCTGCCGGAGCGGCCCAGCAGGCGCCTGGATGAGATCCCGGTGCTCGGTTCCTTCGCCAAGGACCTGCCGGCCTATCAGAGCCGCTACGTGACCCAGCTGTACGATCAGGCGCGCGAGGCCCAGCAACTGATGGCCGACATCAAGCACGCCAAGGACACCGGGGATCTGGAGCGGGCGAAGGAACTGGCGGCCGACCGGGACAAGGTCACCGATGCGCAGGCCCTGATCCGGGCCGAGCGGATGCTGGGGCAGTTGAACGCGCAGATCCGCATGGTGCAGATCCAGCGCATCCCGGCGGAGGAGAAGCGGGCGCGGCTCGACCGGCTCTACGAGACCCGGAACCGGCTGGCGCAGCTTACGATAGAAGAGACCAGACGATCTCGATGAGCACCCCGATCAGGGCAAGCCCGACAAAGGCTTTCCCTGCCCGGGAATCGAGGAACGTGGCGATCGCCCAGACGATGGCGATGACTATGCCTGCGGTGAGGAGGTCCACCGCCGAGAGCATACGCCTATCGGGTCGCGTCTGCGCGTCCCGTCAGCCCCGCGATCTGGTCGATTTGCGCCTCGTAGCCGCCCTTGAACTCGCGCACGATGCTGGCGCATTCGCTGTAGAGGTGCGGCTGGGTCGGCCCATCTGGCCAGGGGAGGTCGCGGCGCCGCTCGATCTCCCTGGCAACTTCCTCCAGCACCTGGTTTGTATATTCTTCGAGTGCCTTCTTGTCCATGCCCCCTCCGTCGCTGTGAGGATACACAGCCCCAAAGCGGGCTTGCCTTCGGTTTTTTCCTGACGGAAATTCTTGCAGCGTCAGTCGTCTCTCATGCAGGTGCACGGCCCGGTCTTCTCCCGGCCGCAGTCGAAGCAGAACCGCTCGCGCAAGCGGGCAAATACCCGCTCTCGCTCGGAGTTATTTCTCAGGCAGTCGGTGAGCAGGTAAGCAGTTTCCTCCACGACGCGCTCGACTGCCGCCACAGACGCGCGCGCCTCTATCTCCGCATCTTCCTCCGGCGTCGTTGCGCCGACCAGCAGCTTGCGCTTCCCAGCTTCTGTCAGCATTCCACCCTCACAGGCGAGTACGGCAGATCCTGCCAGTCCTTCGTGAGCGCCACCCCGAGCAGCTTGCCGTCCCATCCCTTCGGCGCATTCTTTCGGAACATCGCCCTATCATCGCCTGGGATACCAAGCTCGACGTACTGGCGGACCTTGCCGCGCACCCTGGCGCGCGTCATCTTGGCGGCGAATGTGACTGCCGCCGCAAGGGGCGCCTCCCTCATCGCGTCTTCGGTCATCGACCAGTAGATGATGCTCATCCCGCTCCCTCCTTCACTCGCTGCGCCACCAGCAGATCGGTAAAGCACGACACGATGCCATCGGCGTCGCGCACCTCCTCGACGGCCCGCTCCACGGTGTAGCCGTACTTGGCCTGCGATTCCTTCGAGATCGCCGCGTTGATCATCGCGGCCTGCAGGATGCCGGTTCCTGACATCCTCACTTGCTCGGTCGCTCCGTTGTGCACGCGGACCTTCACGAAGTATTCCACCCAGCGGCGCGTGGCGTGCGTTACGTCGGTCATACTTCCCCCGCCTCGATGGCGGCGATCTCGTCCGGGATTGCCCGGATGCGGTCGCTCAACTCCTGCATCTGCTCGTGGACGTGCGGCGAACGGAACTGGAGCGTCACGCCGTTGGCCGTCGGGCGCGGCGGGTAGAGCAGGTGATGGATCCCCATCAGGGTCTTCATCGCTCGGCCGAGGTGGTTGGCAACGGCGCTACGCTGGTGCTGAGTTGCGCGGAGCGCCTTCTCCGAAAGGTTCAGCTTGGCCTGCAGATCCTCGACAGCGGCAGCCAGCTCCCGCAGGATCTCGGCCGTCCCCATGGCGCCCTTGTAGAAGTCCTTCGGCGTGGAGTGGCCGGCGAACTCGGATGCCTGGACCCAGGCGTCCGCCTCCTCGCGGGCGTGGCACACCAGTTCACTATAGTCCGGGGGCGAATTGTGGGGCGAATTCGGGGTTTCGCGGGGTATCTGAGGGGTATCGGCCATTGATTCTTCACTCTAAGATGCTGCTTCGATTGACACCGCGAATTGGTTCGAGTCCAATCGCGCCTACCACGTTTCTCCCTCTAGAGAAGCGTGGTCACCCCGGACCCAGGGGCGAATTGGGGGGCGAATTCGGGCAGTTCGGGAAGAGGCATCCAGGCCCGCGGCTTGAAATCACCCTCGAAACCAAGATCCCATCCAGTCACCGCAGAGCCAAGGCCCCACCACTGATGAGTCCGGTCGGGGAATAGGTGCATCTGCGCAACGCAGCAGCGCACCCCGTCTGTCACAAGCACCTCCTTCCCTTCTGGCGCCGTCTCAATCGGTTGCCACTGCATCGTCACTCCCCCATCGCCTTCGCCAGTGCCGTGCGCTGGCTGGTGTCCTGCCCGTCGATCCACTTCGCGTAGTCCTTGAACAGCACCGCCGTGGTGTGCCCCATCTGCGCGGCGATGTAGGCCGGGCGCACCCCGCCCATGAGCGCCACCGTGGCGAAGGTGTGCCGGGTGCAGTAGGCCCGCCGGTAGCGGATTCGAAGCCGGCGCAGCGTGGGCTTCCAGTACACGTCCCGCTGGCTGCGCTCGTCGTGCCAGGGCGCGGCCTCGCTTGGCTTGCCGCCCTTCGCGCCGGGCTTCCAGACCGGGCGCTCGAAGACCTCGACGCCCTTCATGAAGGTGAGCGGGCGCATGGCCCGAAGCGCCTCGAGGGCCTGGGGCACCAGGTCGACGTCGCGCTCGGCGTGCGTCTTCGATCCCATGCGCTCGGAGCCCTTGAAGGTACGCACGCGGCGAACTCGAGCAACGCCCGATCGCTCGTCCACATCCTCCCAGCGCAGCGCGATGATCTCCTCGGGGCGCATGCCGGTGAAGAACGCCCAGGCGAAGTAGGCCCACACCCGGATGTCGTAATGCTCACGCATGTCCTTGAGGATCAGGTCGCGTTCATCCTTCGTGAACGGGTCCGGTCCCTTGCGGATCACCGCCCCATTGGCGATCCCGATAGCCGGGCTCTCCAAAGCGCGGGGGCCGCGAAAATGCATAGCAAGGATTCCCCGTAGCGCGATGAGCGCGTTGTTCATCCTCTTCGGTGAAGACCACGGCTGGCTGCCGACAATGGCGGCAATGCGCCCATGTGTCAGTGATTCCACCGTGGCGTCGGGATTGATGAGTGACTTCCAGAGGCGCACCGCATCGGCATACTGCGCCTTCGTAGCAGCGGCGAGCTGCCCCTTGCTTTTCAACCACTGGTCGGCAAGCTCCCCGAAAGTGATTTCCGTCTTCCGCGGCGCGCTCTTGCTGTCCGGGAAGTAGGTGGCATAGTCGAATGTCCCGCGCGCGATCTCGCGGCGGATCTCCAGCCCGATCTTGCGGGCCAGCCCTACGTTGGTCGGGGTTGGGGCGACGGGGACTCCGTCGACCTTGAGTGTTTCCTTGTGGCGCGCTCCGTCCGCTGTAGTAAAGCTAAGGCGGATTGATCCCCCTCGGACTTCGACGCCATCTCCCTTCCTGCCTCTACCCACCTTTCCACCCCTTCTAGATCGATGAGCCGATGCCCGTCCGGGGCAATGCGGTACTCCTTGCCCAGGCGCCACTGGCCGCGCTCGATCTTACGCTCGACCGCATCCTCGCTGTAGCCGGTCAGCTCACAGAAGCGTGGGATGCGGACGTAGCGGATCATCCCCGCACCTTCCGCTCGATGGCGCGAGCGAACGACATCACCTCTGCGTCGCCGCCCCTAACAATGTCACTCCACATACTGATAATCTCCTCGTCGCTGAGCGGCGTGCGCGGGGGGGGAGAGGCGAGATAAATCGGCCTACCAACCCCTTTCTCGCATTCCCACCACAATCGTCTTGGACGGCCTTCAACGGTCTGCTTGTCGCATACGCCTTCGGACACCCATGCGTGCGGCTCATCCGCCTGCGCCAGCCGGGCGCGGAGGGCGGTGATTTCGCGGGCAGCCGCATGCTCGCGTTCGGTCTTTGGGATGCGCGAATCAAGCAATTGCTGGATTAGCACGTCGTGCGGCGTTGCTTGCTTTGCTGTTTGGTCGCTCATGGCATCTGCTCTCCTATCTTCCTGGCCGCTTCAATGCTTTCGGCCTTCACCGGCTTCCATGCTGCGTGCCACCGATCGCCTTCTGGCGTGTCAGCACGTTGCTGCCGGAAGAACTCTGCGGTTTTCACATACGTCGCCCAAGGCTTGACGAGGATGTAGTGCGTTGCGTCTTCTTCGTCCATCTCCAACAGCCTCCGGTCGTCATGGCTCACGCGGGCCTCCTGGCGCGGATTTTCTGCGCGGCGTCAACGAATGCCATGAACCGAGTTATGGTCCATTGATCTTTGTTCTCGTCATCTCCAAGCGCCTCGACTGTCTTCGCACACGCCTCGTTCTCAGCAGCAGCCCCGGCGGCGAAGGCGAGGGTGCAGAGATGTTCGTCAACCAACATCACCCACTCAGGCGAACTATTCGCTTTGCTGGCAGCCAGCAGTTCGGCAGCATTCTTCCACTCCAGCACCTGCTCGCGGGTCGGGAATGTCATGAGAAGACTCCAACGAATCGCCCGTTGCACAGATAGCTGCAAAAGGCGTAGCGACCATCGAATCTCGCGTCTTTCTCGTTCATTTTCTTCCCGCACTCAGCGCACTCAACAGTTCCATCGAACGGCTCGTAAAAGCCTTGCCCGCGAGAAGGGAACTGATCCTTAGTCGGGTCATGTATCGACCCGTCTTGTCTGACCGTCCACCAGTGCTCCTCTGCGCTGTTCCAGATTGGGCAGTAGTAGTGCCCGCGCACCAGTGTCAGTGTAGGGTCTGCTACACAAGCGGCCTCGCTCAATTCCTTGCACCTGCCGCGATAGAGGCGATACCCTTCGGCAGGGTCGAATTTCGTCGGCTCGGTCATTTCTGCTCTCCCAGGTTTTTCTGCGCCCACTCACGCATGTGCTTCCACCGTTGCTCGGCAGCATTGGCGTTGTGGACGGCCCGCATCCGTTCGTGTCGTTCATGCCGCCTCATCGGGCCGCAGATCGTCACTGGCACATAGCGCCACTCATCAATCCACTCGTCGTTCATAAACATGATCTCTGCGGCCAACTGGCGGGCGATGCCGAACCGCTCTCCTACCTGATCCGGGCCGCAGTCGTCGTCGCCCAGGTCGTCCATCTTCGTGCCGCGCTTCGCACCCAACACGCCAAGAGCGCAATACTCGCCGTCTGCCGTGGCGAAGCTGCCGGGGTAGAGGCGCTTGTCCTCCATCGCATCCAGCGCGTCGATCAGCTCTCGGAGCAACGCTTGCCCACGCTTGCCGCGTATGGCGCTTTTAACCTGCGCTCGCCAGCGCCCGAGTTCTAGCGGGTCAAGATCATCGGAATAGCCGCTACGGGTCATTTCTGCTCTCCTGCGATGGCGGAATCTATGGCGGCGTCGAGAGTGTTCCCGCGCAAGGGCACGGCGATCGGATACCACTGGTGCATACCGTCCATCTTTGGGTCGCACTTGAATACGCCTCGGGCAATCAACCAGCGGTAGCGTCTGGCATCCTTCCGCAGCCCCTCTATCTCCTCCTGCGCGCGGGCGAGGTACTGCACGCGCTGTAACAGCGTCTTGCCGTTTTCGTATGGCAAAGCGTCGCTAATCTCCCGCAACCGCTCGGCAGCGTGCCCGCCATGGTTCCACTGGTCACCGCAGTTACACGCCGGGATGTCGCAGGACTTCCGATAGCCGTGACGACGCAAGGCATCCTCTGCCGCATCACGCTCCGCGACGAGGGAGGCGATGGCTGCAACGGCTTCTTCGCATGTATTCCCCCACCCGCAAATGTCAGCAGCGCGGATTTCTTCCGCAGATTTCCGAAGTCGCTCGATCAGTTCCTTGTAGTCGCTCATCTCCGCTTCTCCGCACACACCGCACACTTCCTCACCGTCCTAGTCCCTCTCTGGAATGCGACAAAGCCAGAAGCATCGCGCTCCGTCTGGCATGAGAAGCATTTGATCTTCCCTGTCGCTTTCTCAGCAGCGCGGACGGCTTTCTCTTGGGTGTAGCTGGCGCGGGATGTCATGCCTTTTCCGAGATCCCAAGCGCAGGGAGCAGATCGGTGACGTCGTCGAATCGCCAGTCCTGGCGGAAGAGGATGTGCCTGTACTCCTCTACCTGCGCCGGCTCCTCTCCGCGCGCTGGCCGTACACGACGCCCGACCACGCGAGTAGCGTTTGCGGCGGTACAGAGGAAGATGACGCCGCGATACGAACCATCGCTCGGCATGCGGGTGCAGTACAGCGAGAAGTAGTCGCCGACTTTCGGGAAGGCAAGGACGTTGATCATGTTTTCAAGTGTCATCCACATCTCCAAACTGGCGGGGCAGCCTCCGATCCCCACTGGGGAAGGAGGGAGGGACCGGGGCTGCGCCCATTGATCGTTACAACACGCGGCCCGTCTCGTCCATGACGAACTGCCGAACCTTGTCCATCGCGTCGGGACGACCGAACTTCAGCGCCTCGTAGACGTCCATGATGGGACTCAGCGGAGAGGCGGCCTGCGCCGGCTTTTCGACGTAGTACCCACGGTCGCGCAGGTGCTCGACCATGTCCTCTTCGTCAAAGTCGCTTAGGTCTACATGCATGCTGACGTAAGGCATCACACTCTCCATTCGGTTGCCACCTCTGGTGGCCGTCAAGCGTCTATCGCACGCCCGCTTTCAGCGCCTCGTGCCCGGGAGGAGGGGCTGCGATTGGGTTCACTCTCGCAGGCCGAGCCGCTCCTGCGCTTCTGCGATAGCCTTGCCGGCCGCTTCGACGTCCTCTGGCGATTCCAGCCCGCGCGCCAGATCCTGTGCGAAGGCAATCTCGTCGGCGTTGCTGGCCTGACCGGCCCGGGCGGTCACTTCCTCGAGCAGCGTCACGTCTGCAGGTGGCGTGGCAGCCGTGGGCGGCTCGTCTTTCTTCTTCGTGGCCGCGGCTTTCAAGTTGGCCGCGCCGCTGCGCGTGGTGGTCCTGGTCTCCTCTACGCGCACGTTCTCGGCGGGAATCTCGATAATCCGCTGCGCCTCGTCTTCGTCGTAGATGCCAGTGAACCCGTAGGCGAGCCGGGCGGCCTGGATCAGAGCCTTGTGCCTGAGCATCCGCTTGGTGTGCGTCTGCCAGGGTCCGCTCGTCTCGTACTCGCGGCCGTTGTTGACGCCCTTGAAGGGAGCGCGGTAGGACTCGTCGAAGTGCTCGCGCACCTTGATGGGCCGCGCCCGGTCCTTGCGGTAGATGACGCACTCGATCCACGCCGGGCAGGGCTTGTGCTTGCCGGCTTCGTCCTTGATGATCTCTTCGGATTCGATGAACTCGATGCCGTCAGACTGCGGGTGCTCGTTGATGATGCGGCTCCACCCGTCCACGCCTACGACCGGTACGATCCCGTTCTTCTTGTCTGGGAAGGCGTAGATTTCCTTGGTGAACGGGCTCAAGCCATGCTGGTCCGCAACCACCAGCAGCGCCGCCATCTGCTCGTGGCTCACTTCCTGGCCGTTGGGAACCTTGAATGCGGTGGCTTTCAGGATCGACAGCAGCCGATCCGGCTCGATGCTGTACTTGGAGGCGAACTTGGTGACGAGGCTCGCCTTGCGCTCCATGGGCACGACTGCGTTCATTGCTTCTTCCTCCTCGGTTTCTCGTACTTGAAGCCCTTGCTCACCGTGCGGTACTTGTCGGCGATCTCGGGAAGTTCCTCGCTGATCCGTTTGGTATCCAGGCGCCTTTGCTCGAAGTAGGTAACGGTGAGCAGCGGCATGCCATCCACCATCAGTTCGTGCTTGCCGACCTTCTCCGGCTCGGCAATCCGCTCGGCCCCCAGCAATGCGCAGCCGAGATCAAACTGCAGCGTCTTGATGTCGTCGTCGAGCTGCGCCGCGCGGGCTTTCAGTTCGCTCCACTGGCGGGCCTTCTCGGCGATCTCTGGCGTCGCCACGACCCGCGTGGCGGTGTCCTTGCGAAATAGCAGCCCCAGGTCCGACATCGTGTTGGGAGGCGGCGGCACGCGCGGGAGGACGTGCGTCTCCCAGAACTCGACCGCCTGCTCGCGCATGCCAGCCAGCGTCTCCTCGTCGCGGTCGATCCGATAGGGCAGGAGCGTGTCAGACCCGATCAGGACGAAGAACAGGCAGTGCTGCCGGCCGGTCACGCCCAGGCCCCACATGCCTTGCGCCGCATACTCGACCGGCACCTCGTCCGTGCCGGCCTCGCCGAACTTCTTCGCGGCCAGCGGGTGGCTGGTCTTGACCTCGCAGTTCACGCGAGTGCCAACCGGGATGTCCGCGGTTTCCGGCCACGCTTCGTGCAAGGCCGGGGTGACGATCGCCTCGAAGTCCACCTCCGCGGCGAAGTAGGGCACCTGCTTGTCGGTATAGCGGTTGGGCGCATCCGGGTGGCTGATCTTGACCACGCGCAGCCCGAACTCCTCCTTGACCATCTCGCGCACCACAGGCTCCAGGCGCTTGCCCCGCTCGAAGATCTTCTCCCGCTTGGGATCGATCTCCGGCGGCCCGTAAGGCCATAAGTCGGTCTTCTCGTAGAACAGCTCCAGCGGTGTCTTCCAAGGCGACAAGCCCATCAGGGCCGGCACGTCGCTGCCGCCGATGAAGCGCTGGCGGTTCACTTCCTTGAGCACGGCGCTCATTCTTCACTCTCCTTGGTTCGATAGAAGGCCGGCGCTTCTTCGTGTCTCCAGCCGCCATCCTCGGGGTATACGTCCTTGGGGCGGCCCGCCCACCACAGCCCAGCCATGAAACACAGCGGGCAACCAACGAGTACGGCGAACACGCACATCCCGGCAAGAAACTCGGTCATTGCGCCCTCCGCTACCGTCGTCCGATGTGCGACACCTTCATCGAGCCGATCCAGCGCCCGCGCCAGGTGCCGTCTTTTTTGGTCCCGAAGCGCCGGCCGGGGCGGCTCGGGGTGTACTCGCCGAATGCCCGGGCGCGTGCGTTCTGGATGCGCTGGGCGAACGCGGCCCCCTGGGCGGCCAGCACCGCGAAGAGCAGGCCGGCGGGGATTCTTTTGGTGAGATTCATTGAGCGTTCTCCCTGATTGCAGCCAGCAGCGTCGCCATGCGCGCCTTGATCGTGTCGCGCTTGACGTAGTTGCCGCCGTAGGTCTTGGTGGTCATGCCGTCGTACATGCCGTTGTGCAGGATGGCGGGGTCGGCGCCTGGAAGGTCGTTGATCCAGTCGTGGACCACGTTGTGCAGCGTCTGCGGGTCGATGACGATCATCGAATCGACCTCCGGCATCTCGCCCGCGATGTCGTCCAGTTGCCTGAATAGCTGCGTGATGTCGTTCATCCCTTCCTCCGAAACTTGGTGCATTGCTCGCGCAGGTACAGTTGGACTTTCACTCTCTTTCTGCCAGCATTGCGTCGGCCAGCGCGTAGGCGTCCAGCGCGATCCCTGCCGGCACGCTTAGGCCAGGATTCGTACTGTGTTGGTCGGCCGACACAGCGAGAATCAGTGACTGCATTGCTTTGGCAGCAAAGTAGTCGCGCAGGTCCATGCCTGGCAAATGTGGGGCGCGAGGAAACGCTTGCCCGCCGTTGTCGCGCGCGCTCATTGTTGCGACTCCCAGCGCGCCAACGTCGCGAATCCGGTCGCCAGCATGTCGGCCGTCACTTCCTCGCCGTCGCGCGCCGCATTCAGCATCACGCGCAACTGCGTGGCCATGGCCTCGCAGGTTTGCCGGTGCGCCTCGGCCGCCAGAGAAAGCCTCGCCAGTTCCATCGAGCCGCGCGGGGCGCCGTGTTTCAGTGCTGCGTCCATTTCGGCTTTCATTGGCACGCTCCTCCAAACAAGAGTCCAAACCCAAGAACCACTGTCACCGTCACGCCCACGCCGAAGCCACCCCAAGCGGCGTACCAGCAGTCGAACCGATGCCTGCTCGCCATGACCGGCACGTGCTCGCCTTTGAGCGCTTTGTCAGCCGCGCGGATGGCGGTGTCCACCACTCCCACGGCAAAGGGCGCATCGGGGGAGAAAGGATCGGAGGTGGCGGCCCACACCACGTGTGGACGGGCCTTCTCCAGTGCGTCTCGAAGCTGGCAGATCAGCGCGCTCATGCCGCCTCCTCCTCTGACTGCATCGCGTTGAGCAGTTCGATGACGCGGCCCACCGGCAGCCACTCGGACATCGGCTGGACGTGCATGCCGTTTCGGTAGGTGACCGACACGATCTGGAACAGCCCGGCTCGCGGGCGGGTGGTGATGGAGGCGTCCCCGGTGCGCAGGCGAGCGCGGGTGACGGCTTGGGAGATGTCGAGGTTCATGCGAGCCCCTTCTTCTCGGCAATCCAATCGGAGACGACGACGGTCGCTGTCGGCTTCGTGTGATGGACGCTCTCGATTTGAGAGAGAGGCAGCCAGACTTCCTCGCCAGTTTCCTGGACGCAAACGAGCAAGGCGCTGTCGGTCTCGTGCTTGATGACGCATTCGACGGATACGCTCATCGTCACCCTCCGATCAGCAGGGCCGCGAACAGCGCAAGGCAGCCGGCGAAGACGACGCGATCAGGGGATGCAGCGATGAACCGGCAGGCAGCAACTACATGCGCTAGCGGGGCCGGAAGCCCGCTGCGGCGCGCTCGAGTGAGCGCAGATTGGTAGAGCGTCATGATCAGACCCCCAGCACGTCCAGGGCAGCCTGATTCAGCGCATCGCACAGCTCCTGCGCCTGCTGCGGGTTGTCCGCGACGAATACCTGCACCGAGGCCGGGCAGGCGTACACGTCGATCTCAGGGGTGGTGCCGTCGCTCAGCGGCGCGGTCGGCCGCCGCTCCCACCAAACTCGCTTGCTCCTGGCCATGCTTCCCTCCGTCGTTGTGTGCTACGAGGGAATTAGACTCCTATAGGAGTACCATGTCAACTACCAAAGGAGTATTTGGGGTCAAAAAAAGTGCCGCCAAAAAGGCGGCGGTGAATTTAACGACAAGGTGACAATGCGAGTCGACTATCTCCGATCCGGATATTCAACATACTCCCCCTCTGCCAGATCGGCAGGCACGGGGGCCGGCTCAGCGGCAGGGGGAGGCTGGCGGTATCTCTCAAGCCCCTCAAAAAGTGACTCTGACCGGCGGGGTTGCTGATATTCTGGGGCCGGTTCTGCTGCCGGGGGTGGCAGGCGAAACTCCTCGAACATGTTGACTCCAGGCTCCGCGTGACGGAGTTCTGGATGCTTTGCTAGCAACGCCTGCAGCCGAGCCTCTGCGGTCTGGATGTCCTCGATCTTCTGACGCAGAATTTCCCGGCGAGCGGCGGCGTCAGCATCGGTGAGTTCTTTCGGGATGGCCGGCACCTCGACCCCGAGGTCGCGCAGGTATTGGTCATCTGCGCGCTCCTTCAAGCGGTTGATCTTCTCCTGGCGAAGATAATCCGCTTGATCTGCCTTCAATGCCCGAACTTCCATCCGGGCACGTTCCACCTGCTCGGCAGGCGTGAGCGGTTTCTCGCATCCACATAGGATGGGGAGGGCAGTCGCAGCGAGCAGCGTGAACGCGACGGTGCGGCATCGACGCCCGTATGCTCTAGCTTCGCAAAGGCGATTCACGTCGTCTGCCATCCGCTTCCTAGAATATTTGCTCTCCAAGCTGAATCACGCTCAGCACCAGCAGCATCACGTCTTTCATTGGCCCACCTAAACGCCACACCACGCACAGCCTCTCTAGGCACCCAGAATGGTTACATCTGTAACAAAGTGACAAAGATTTAACCAGTCTTTTTGAGCCCCCTTTTTACCGGCACTCGACCGGTTTTCGCGAGTTGGGCAGCTTCGTTGCCTAGTCGTACAGCGTCTTCCGGCGGCACGCCACTGACTTCCATGAGATGGATGAGCCGCATGATCCAGGAGCCGGAGGGTTCGTCGCCGCTTTCCTTGCCGGGGCTTGCGGCAACCGGAGCCTCTCGGCCCTCTGCTAGCCAGTCAGGAGTGACGCCGCAGGCGCGGGCAAGCTGAACCACCGCAGAAGAAGCCGCCTGGTCGCCACGCTCGATCTTGGAGATCGTCTTCTGGGATACCCCAGACGCGCGCGCCAGCTCCTCTTGCGTCAAGCCCGATTCCTTCCGGGCCCTTCTCAGCCTTTGACCCAATGTCTCTCGCATGGGAAACAGCCTACTCCCGCGCGAGTACCGATTCAAACTCCGAAAGGTATTGACGGGAGTACTACTATCGGAGTTAAGATATTGCATGGCTACCGATGCTCTTCAGAAAGCAGTTGACCTCGCCGGCGGGCAACTCCCGCTGGCAAAGATGATCGGCGTCCGACAAGGGGACGTCTGGAAATGGCTCAATCGGGCCAAGCGGGAAGTCCCGCCAGCCGAGTACGCGATCCCTATTGAGCGTGCCGTAGGCGGGCAAGTAACGCGCCACGAGTTGCGTCCCGACATCTATCCAATCGAGGACGCAGCCCCGCTTCTCGGCTCCGCAGACATTCAGCAGCGCGATCCCGACGCAGTGGGCTGCCCGTGATCAATCGCCTCCTCCTTCCCTGCATGAGCGACTGCAGGGAACTTGCGCCCCCGGACTGACGCTCGTCGGTTCGGGGGCATTTTCTTCACAGAACAACGCGAACAGGTAGTGCGACACGTGACGGAATCCGCGGCTTTCATGCGATCTGGCAAGAGCAACGCGCTCGGGAAACTGACCGTTTCCATCTCGCTGAAGATCACGGAGGCGACCAACGATGAGCTGCAGCTGCTCGCTGCAGACGCGGGCCTCACGCCGGCCGAGTTCGTTCGCCGACTCATCGAGCTTCGTGTGCACGGAGATGCTCATATCCTGAGATTAGAGGCTGAGCGCAACGCTGTCGTCGCGGGAAAGATTTCGGACGGACAGCAATGAAAAGCCTGCATCAACGTGTAACAACGGTGAACAGGTCGGTATCGACCGCATTCATCCCGCTTTCTTCCCAGACTTTCACCATTGCTTCGCGCGTCGTGGCGAGTAAGTCTTCTTTGGAAAACTTTCTCGACACTTTCTCGACACCACGGCCCGCGCGCGGGTCGTTAGCCTGATGTGACAAGGGCATCGAGGGACACATGGCTATGACCGATCGACTGCGCGTGGTGAACGCCGAACTTCCGGAGCCTCCGTATGCGGCGGACACGCGCGCCAAGGGGTGGCGCTTCGACTTAGACGCCGAGCGCATCGAGGCATCCGACACCTGGGCGCTGGCCAACGACGAGCAGAAGCGAGCGCTCCTGATGCTCTGGTATCGGGCGTGGCAGCAAATCCCCTGCGGCTCCTTCCCAGATGACGATGGCGTCATTGCCGCCAGGATCGGACTGCCGCTCGCGGCTTTCCAGGTGTGGCGGACGGTACTGATGCGAGGGTGGATCAAGCACTCGGACGGGCGCCTCTACCACCCGGTCATCGCTGAGCGGGTTCTAACGTTCGTGAAGTCTCGCGAGGACATGGCTCGCCGGCAGCGGGAGGCAAGGGAGCGGCGCGCGAAGGAGAAAGAGCGGCTCGCGCAACTCGAAGGCAGTCACGCTCAGTCACACGATGTCACGCGTGACTCACCTGCACGTAACGCGCGACTCACGGCCCGGTCACGGCCTGTCACGACAGATTCAGATACAGATTCAGATTCAGTCTTTGAAAACCCTCCTTACCCTCCTATCCAGGGTCGGGATGTCTCCTGGGGTGATAGAGGGGAGGACTGGGAGGTGCCGCAGTGATCGTCCTGCGCCCCTACCAGCACGACGCGCTCGACCGGCTGCGCGAGCAGTTCCGCCTGGGCAGGAGGCGGGTCTGCCTATATTCACCTACCGGCTGCCATGCGCGAGGCGAGCGCGTGATGCGCGCCGACGGATCAAGTGTCGAGGCGCAAGACGTCGCCATCGGCGAACTGCTCATGGGAGAGAACGGCCCGCGTCGCGTGCTTGAGCTTCACCGCGGCCGGCAGACCATGGTGCGGGTCACTCCGATCAAGGGCGCGTCGTTCGTGGTGAACCTAGACCACGTCCTATCGCTGATCAACACGTCCACTGGCGAGGTGACGGACATCAGCGTGCGGGAGTGGCTGGGCAAGAACCAAACCTTCAAGCATCTGCACAAGCTGTATCGGGTTGGCGTCGAATCGTTCGCTGGCGAAGAGCAGACGTTGCCCGTGCATCCTTGGCTGCTCGGGGTGATGCTTGGTGACGGCACATTGGGGGGCAACTTCTCCGTGTCGAACTCCAACCCGGCGATACAGGCGCGCGTCGTTGAGCTTGCCGAAGCGCACGGGGTGTCTGCAGAGGTGCGCCACCCAGCTGGGTACTCTGACTTCATCGCAATGACGAACCGCAGAGGTGTCGTGAATCCGCTGCGCAAAAGCGTTGATGCTCTTGGCCTGATGGGGAAGAGGGCTCAAAGCAAGTTCGTTCCATCCGCGTATAGGACGGCATCCCGACTGGATCGGGCGCAGCTGCTGGCCGGTCTCCTGGACACGGACGGGCACTTGCATCATGGCCATTACGACTGGATCAGCGCATCCGAGCGGCTGGCCGATGACGTGTGCTTCATCGCGCGATCGCTTGGGCTGGCGGCGTACAAGGCCGTGGCGCGCAAGTTCTGCCAGACGGGCGCCGGCGGGGACTACTGGCGCGTCTCGATCTCCGGCGACTTCTCTGGCATCCCGACGGTGAAGCGAGAGCCCGCTGCGCGTCGGCAGATCAAGAGCGTTCTTCGCACGGGGTTCTCCGTCGAAGTCCTAGGGGAGGACGACTACTTCGGGTGGACCGTTGACGGTAACGGCCGCTACCTCATGGCGGATTTCACCGTCACGCACAACAGCGGAAAGTCGGAGATGGGCTTTGAGATGATCCGCGGCGCCACGGCCCGCCGGCGCAAAGCCCTGTTCCTGTGCAATCGCATCGAGCTTGTTTCGCAGGCGAGTCGCCGTCTGCATGCCGCAGGCATCCGCCACGGAATCATCCAGGGCAGCAACACGCGCTCGGTCTACGAGGACGTGATCGTCGGGAGCATCCAGACTCTGGCCAGGAGGGGTTGCCCGGACGGGGTCGGGCTGGTGGTGATCGACGAAGCGCATGGCGTGGCGGGGAGCAAAGCCTACGTCGAGTTCCTGAAGGCGCTCAAGGGCGTCGCGGTGGTAGGACTCTCGGCCACGCCGTTCTCGAAGGGACTGGGGCGCAATGTCCCGGAGCTTGGCGGCGCGCTGTTCGAGTCCATCGTGCCGGCGGCTACGATCCGCGAGCTGATCGACATGCAGTTCCTCGTGGGCGTGGACATCTACGCGCCGGGCGAGCCGGACCTGAGCGAAGTGCGAACGGTGGCCGGCGAGTACCACGAGGGCGACCTGGGCGTGGCCGCGGACAAGCCGGCGCTCATCGGGGACATCGTCACGCACTGGAAGCGCCTGGCGGCCGGCAAGCAGACCGTGGTGTTCGCCGTGAACATCGCGCACTCGCAGCACATCGTCGAGCAATTCGTGGCTGCTGGGATCACTGCGGAGCACATCGACTGCTACACCGAGGACGATGACCGCCGCGCGATTCTTGAGCGCGTGCGCTCCGGTGAAACCCGCGTGGTGTCGAACGTGGGCGTGCTGGCGGAAGGCTGGGACTGCCCAAGCGTCGAGGTGATGATCTGCGCCCGGCCGACGAAGAGCCTGATCCGCTGGATCCAGATGGCTGGCCGGATCCTGCGCCCGCACGAGGGCAAGTCTCGCGCGCTGATTCTCGACCACAGCGGAACGGCCAAGCGGCTTGGGTTCCCGACAGACGACCTGCCGCTGGAGTTGGACGACGGAAGGGCGAATCAGGCTGGCAAGCAGGTGCGCAAGCTAAAACTGCCGGAGCCGTGCCCATCGTGCACGTACCTCAAGCCTCGTCACATCCACGCATGCCCGATGTGCGGGTTCGCGCCGAAGAAGCGCTCGGAGGTCGAGAGCGCAGACGGTGAACTGGAACTGCTCAAGCCCAAGAAGCACTCGACGGCCGAGAAACAGTCGTTCTACTCGCAGTTGCTCGCGATTGCGGACGAGCGCGGCCGCGCGCCGGGCTGGGTTGCTCACCAGTACCGGGCGTACTTCGGCGTATGGCCGAAGGGGCTGAGCGACATCCGCATGGAGCCGACGCAGGTCGTGCGCAACTGGGTGAAGCATCGCCAGATCGCCTACGCCAAGCGCATGCAGAAGGAGCAACGGCATGCGGCGTGACGTGACGGCGGATGTCGTTGGGCGCTGGCCGGGCGTGCTGCGCGCGCTTGGGGTGGATGAGGCGTTCCTGCGTAACAAGCACGGTCCGTGTCCGCTGTGCGGAGGCAAGGACCGCTATCGCTTCGATGACAAGGACGGGAAGGGGACGTGGTTCTGCTCGCATTGCGGGGCCGGGAGCGGGTTCGATCTGCTCATGCGCATGAAGGGCGTCGAGTTCAAGGAAGCGGCGGGGCTCGTGCGCGAGGTGATCGGAGGCATTGAGGCGACGCCTGCGAAGAAGCCGAAGGACGCCGAAGACACGCTTCGCCTGTGCCGCTCAATGTGGGATGAGGCGCACAGCATCGTCAGCGGAGACGCGGTCGACCGCTACCTGCGCGGGCGCGGGCTCGGGATGGATCAGTACCCGCTGGCGCTGCGCTATCACGAGAGACTGCGCTACGAGGGGCATGCGCGCTATCCGGCAATGCTCGCCCTGGTAAGGCTGGGGAAGAAGGTCGTAGGCGTGCACCGGACATTCCTGCAGAACGGCAAGAAGGCGCCGGTCGATTCGCCGAGGAAGTTGCTCGGTGCGCAGGGCTTGATCCCGCTTGCGTCGCACGACGGCGTGCTCGGCGTTGCGGAGGGGATCGAGACGGCGCTTGCTGCGTCGAAGCGATTTGGTATTCCGTGCTGGTCGACGATCAGCGCCGGCGGCATGGAGAAGATGCAGATCCCGGATGGCGTGCGGTGCCTGCATGTGTTCGCCGACAACGACGCATCGTTTACCGGGCAGCGCGCAGCCTATGCGCTGGCCTATCGCGCGTATCAGCAGAAAGTGGAGGTGCATGTGCACATTCCGAACCAGATAGGGGACTGGGCGGATGTCCGTAGCGATGCCGAGGTGGTTTGTGCTGGCGTTTAACAAGGTCGCCGATCACTACGAGTGCTCCGCGGAGGAGCGCCAGATCATGACGCGGCTAGTGCGTGAGAGCCCGGAGGACGCGAAGCGCTGCTTCAAGGTGCTGGCAGACGAGATCGATGGCGTTGATCCGGCGGTGCACGAGATCCAGGGTGTCCGCGGCGACGAGTTCCACTTCCACGCCGACGCCGTTTTCCGCAAGGGGATGAAGTGAACTACCGCGACTATCCCGACAACGACGAGCGAGTAGGACGTCCATCGAAGTACGGCTTCGATCGGATGGAGGTGGGCGACGTGAACGTGGTGGATGGTCCGCTCGAGCGCGTGAGGGCTGCGTTCTACGGCTGGAAGTCCTACCGAAAGTTCGAGCGCGGGGGAATCAAGATGGACTTCGTTCAGGACGGCGAGAAGGTCATCGTGCGGAGGGTGGCGTGAGACTCGGCGAAGCCCTCAAGGAACGCGGCCAGCAGCTCGCGCTGTTCAACGCCGGTGAGGTCTGGCAAGACCACGCGATGGCCCAGCTGCGCCGCTTCGCCGCCCAGCGCGGGGAATTCACGATGGAGCAGTTCCGCTACGAGTTCCTGACCCAGGGCAACGACGAGCCGCCGAGCCCGAATTGCTGGGGAGCGCTGACGACCGCCGCACAGCGGGCCGGGGTGATCGAGCACACGGGGAAGTACGTCAAGGCGGTGAGTGCGAGAACTAGGGCGCACAGGGTGAGTGTATGGAAAGAAAAGTAACTGCAGGCGCCGTCGTTGGGCGGTTGAGAGTTCTTGATGGCCCATTCCACAAGGATTCTCCGAGGCGCGAGCGCTACTGGCAGGTTGTGTGCGAGTGCGGCACAGAGAAGCGTGTTCGTGAGGATCATCTGCGCCATAGCCGCGTGGTCTCTTGTGGGTGTTACAAGAAAACCCTAAAGACAAATCTCACTCACGGGATGAGTGGAACGCGCGTCTACGCCATATGGTGCGGAATCGTAAAGCGTTGCGAGAAAGTAGGAAGCACCGAGTATCACAGGTACGGCGCTAGAGGAATCAAGATTTGTGACCGCTGGAGAAAGTTCGAGAACTTCTACGCGGACATGGGCGAGCCTGGGCCAAAGATGGAGATCGACCGGATCGACCCCAACGGGCATTACGAACCCGGGAACTGCAGGTGGGTTACGGATGCAGAGCAGGCGCGCAATCATCGGCGAACGAAGCTCTCCATGGAGAAGGCAGAGGAGATCCGGCGGTTAAGAAGAGAAGGGTGGACATACAAGGCGCTGGCAAGAGCATTCAATGTCGCAGAGGCTTCAATCAGCGGCGTCCTATCCAACAAGAACTGGTACCCCGCATGACCCTCGCCATCCTCCTGTTCCTCGAGGTCTGCCACGTCGCCACAAACGGTTCGGACTGGGTGTGTGTGAGCAAGCCGACGAAAAACATCGTTTGCTTCCGCAACGCCCAGCGCTTCGAGTGCCTGATGGTGCCCTACCAGCCGCGGAGGATGGTGTGAGCGACAAGGAACTGATCGAGCGGTTGCGCAAGCCAAGGGTTATGAGTGGGTTCGCGACGAAGGATGACCTGTATTGCGCGATGGAGGCTGATCGACTTGATGCCGCCGATGCCATTGAGCGAGCGCAGGAATGGCGGCAGTCTGCAATGGAGCTGCAAACGGACTTGAATCGTATCCGTGAATGGATGAAGTCGCGCGCGTACAGGGACGGTGATGTGCTGTCCGTCGAAATCTGCGATCTCGACGAAAAGGCCGTAGGTGGCTATGGAGATCGGATTGATGAAGCCATCAACGCGGTGACAGGAGGTGGATCGCAATGAGCGAATCACGCTGGACATTCTCCGTTGCGCAGACCGAGCGTGGCTGGGATGTCGGCGGCCATGACCAGTTCGGCAATGTCCTTCCCAAGACCAGTTATCCGAACGCTTACAAGGCATCTGCGCGGCTTCTGCAGTTGATGGAGATAGAGCTTCCAGTCACGCCGCAGGAGTATCCGGAGCGCATCAATTTGGGCGACGTTGATGGAGGCTCAGGTGACTGAAAGGATCGGGCTTATTGCGTGGCTGACGGAGCGCATGGAGAACTGTCGCCGCATCGCAGAAGGAAAGAGCGGCGAAGATCGGGATGGATGGCTGGAGGATGCGTCATATTTTCAGCAGGCAATTGACCTCATCAACATCGCCAACCTGGACTACGGAGGGGAGCGCACGAAGGACTTAGTGCGGAGGCTTCTTGCGCATCATGCGCACTTCGATAGCAAGACTGCGCGTGATTGTGGAGAAGCCGCGGAAGTCATCCAACGGCTATCGGGAGAGCTGCAGCAAGCAGTAGTAAGAGTCTATGACCTTCTTCGTGACGTGAAGGCGCTTGAAGATAGGTTGCGGTGTGAGAGTCAAGTTAAACAAGAGGAATTGTCGACACTACGGAAGATCGCCGCCCACGTTCCGGCGATGGTTTATATCAAGGCTAAGGAAGCGGCTGGATATGGAACGGCAATTAAGTTGATGACCAACCCCATGTTGCCAAATGAACACAGTGCCTCGAAAGACTGTTGGTGCGAGCCTCTGGAAGTTGAAGACGGCGTATGGGTTCACAACTATGAACACTAGCCGAGTGTGTGCCTGTCTGGATAGCGATGCACTTATGTGCATGGTGCGGCGATATGGCAATGAAGCTGCAGGCGAGGAATGTGAGTGCGTGTGTCATAGGTTGGACGAGGACGATGATGTCCCGGCCAGCGTGGATGAGGCGATTGCATGAAGCCCGCCCACGTCCTCTACATCCGCCCGCAGAACAGGCCGCACATCTTCAAGCGGGTGTTGGAGATCGCGCAGAAGCTCGCCAGCGACAAGGCCTGGGAGGTGATCTTCCGCGAGCACGATCCGCAGCGCTCGCTTGAGCAGAACGCGCGGCTGTGGAAGCTGCACACCCTGGCATCCGAGGCCACCGGCTACACCCCAGAGGAGATGCACGAGATCGCGCTCAAGGCCTGCTTCGGCACCAAGGTGGTCGAGTTGGCGGGCGTGACCCTGGAGGTGCCGCTGCAGAGATCCAGCACGCTGGGCAAGAAGCGCTTCGCCAAGTTCATGACCTTCGTCGAGGACTGGTACATCCGAGAGCTGGGCGTGTACCTGCCGGCCCAGGAGGTGGATGGGTACGAGAGCGAGCGGAGGGCCGCGTGAACGGCACCTACACCAAGGCCGAGCGCGACCACGTGGATTGGGTCAAGAGCCTGCCCTGCGGGGTGTGCGGACAGGTCGGGCCCAGCAGCGCGCACCACATCGTGCAGGACCAGCACTACACCACGATCCCGCTCTGCCAGGACTGCCACCAGGGCGGGCACAACGGTATTCACGGCCAGCGCCGCATCTGGCTGGTGATGAAGAAGGACGAGATGAGCGTCCTGAACGACACGATCAAGAAGCTACGCCAAAGGAGGGCGGCATGACCGTCATCGCCTGGGATGGGAAGAGCCTGGCGGCGGATCGCCAGTGCCAAGCGCAGGGCGTACAGCGTCCGGTAACCAAGCTGCACAAGGTGCGAACGGTGACCGCCGAAGAGTGGGTTGTGGCCTTCTGCGGTTCCCTGGCGCAGGGGCTGGTGCTGATGGAGTGGTTCAAGGAAGGCGCCGATCCAGGCAAGTGGCCGGCGTTTCAGCGCACCGATGACTGGTCAACGCTGGTTGTGGCCAACCGCTCTTCCTGCTTCATGTACGAGCAGGAGCCCGTGCGCATCCACTTGCCCGGACCGTTCATGGCATTCGGTGGCGGTAAGGAGTTCGCCCTCGGCGCCATGTCCGCCGGCGCCAATGCCAAGCGCGCGGTCGAGATCGCCTGCGAGCACTGCATCTACTGCGGGCTGGGCGTGGACGTGGTGAAACTGCCATGAGAGCCACCGTCGACCAAGCCCTGGACCTGATCGAGCGCATCGACTGGCAGCGCGTGCTGCTCAACCTGCGCGCCAGCGGGCTGGCGGCCTCCACCATCGCCGGCAAGGCCGATATGCCAGTCAAGGCAGCGCAGAACCTCGCGCGCGGTGATTCCGACCGGCCCTCCACGCTGCTGCAGGCCGTGAAGCTGTTGGACATTCATTACGAAAGATGCCCGGAGCGCCACAGCATGGGAGCGCTAAGACGTGCCCTATAAAGACCTGAAGCCGGAAGACATCGACGGCAGCACCGTGTACGTGTCGGCGATGGAACTGCGCCAACGCACTGGGGTGCCGCGCACAACGATGCACCATCACATTCGTACCGGGAAATTGACGGCATTGCGTTTCCGCAACCGCACTTACTTCACCCCCGACGAAGCGAACCAATACCAGAACCTCGTAAAGGCTGGCCTGCTGGGATGACCCGCCGCGCCCACAAGGTCGACGCCAACCAAGAGGAGATCGCCCAGGCCCTTCGCATCATGGGCTGCAAGGTGGCGATCACCTCCGGGCTGGGCAACGGCTTCCCCGATCTGGTGGTGCGCAAGGGGCGCGTGGTGCGGCTGGTGGAGGTCAAAGACGGTGGCAAGCCCCCCAGCCAGCGGAAGCTGACGCCGCCGGAAGAGAAGTTCCGGCAGGAGTGGGAGCCGGTCTACGAGATCGTGGAATCGGTGGACGACGCGCTGCGACTGGCCAGGAGCATGACGTGAGCCTTCTCGACCAACCCAAGCCGCCCAAGACGATCGAAGGCGCCCGCGTAGTCAAAAAACTCAACCTGGAGCAGGACGAACCCGTATGCCGCAGTTTCCCCAAGCGCTCCGAGAAAGACCAGCGAGGCAAGAGCCGGCGCATCTTCTCGGATGCCCAGGTGCACGACATCCGGGCGAGGTTCTCGAAGTTCATGCGCCTGACCGAGATGGTGGCCAAGAAGTACCCTGGGAGCACCAGGAAGATGAAGGACAGGCGGGCGAGACTGCGCTCCTACATCTACGAGCGCTATGGGACGGAGACGATCGCCCGTCGCTACGGCTGCAGCAAGGCGGCCATCTACGCTGTGGGGACGCGGGCGAGCTACGGGGACGTGGATTGATCCAGTTCTTGACCGTCCAGCAGGCCATCAAGTTCGCCACCACAGTGGCCTCGCGCGACATCGTACAGATCAGCAGTCTTCGCCAGCTCATGGGGGGCGGTGCACGGGCAACGTCGGGTGACTCGCCGCAGGACCTGCACGCTGAAGCAGCGTTGATCCTCGACATCCTGGAAGGCGGCATGAGCGAAGACGAGCTAGTGGTGCTCGCCATGCTCTACGCTCCGCCACGGGCCGCTCCGCAGCGCACCGCTCTAGAGTTCCGGCGCCAGCGGCGCATCAAGCCCGGACCGCTCTCCGAGGACTACGAGCGCGTGCTCGACAAGGTCGCCACCTACCTGTCGCTGGAAGAGGAGGGGGCGATGTTCACTACACCGGCCGCCCGGCTGGTGCTCGACTCCTGGCTACTGGTGCGCCAGCGGAGAAAGCCCAAGGGGTCGAGAGCGCTGCGCAAAGCTCTCAAGGTCGCGGAACTGGAAGCGCGGCGCCGCAGGAAGCATGGCTGGGAAACGCTGCGCCGGTGGCAGTACCAGGCATTCGCCAAGGCGCAAACGCTGCTGGTCGAGTCGGGGCATGTCGCCGGCACAGACTGGCGCGATCACGTGGACATAACGTAGGAGCACTCCGATGCAAAATTTATTGAAAATCCGCGAGTGGCACTTTATGCTCGGCGATACCAAACTCGACCTCATTCCCTCCGCACGCACCACCGCGCCTCGCCGGACCTGCCCCGGCGGGGCGTTTTCACGTGGAACACTGGCATGAGCGGCCCTCTGCAGCTTCACATTGAGGGTGGCGCGCTCTTCTCGGCGGCCAGTTTCATTAAATCGCTGTACTGGATCCTGTTCGGGCCGCGATCGGCATGGTTCCCAGTGGAACTGCCGCCCACCATTCCGGGCGAGTACGAGGTGCGCTTGGCCGGCGACGTGACCAACGATTCCTTCGTGCGCAGCTTTATCGGCGGCCAGTGGAACGATCCCCGCGTGCGCGAGTGGCGCGGGCTCGCGGAGAAGCCGCTGTGATCTGGCGCTACCTCTTCTACGCGGCGATTCCGTTCGTGGTGATCG